CATACGTCTCCTACTTTACTAGTTCATCAAAGTACTTTGTTTTCAATTCGTTAAACACTCTATCTAAAACCTCAAGAGCTTCTGATGCGTCATTAAAGGTAAAATTAGCAACTTGTTCAGATGCTACTTTTAATAGTACCTGTTTAACTATTGAACCTGTTCTGTCCGTCCTGGTTGCCCCGCCCTTCGATGTCCTACTGTATGACGTTGTACTTTTAGGTGTATACGGTTTCTTCTCCCGCATAAACTTAAGAACATTTTCCGTATCAGCATCGTACTCTACTTGCATTTTAGAACCAGCAGACGGTAAATACTTTTCTATGTCAGACGCATCATACCACGTCTGGTCAATCATTACCATTGTTCCATTAATCTCTTCTAATTTTCCAATTCTGTTTCCCATATAATTTCCTCCCTTTAACTATTTTGTAATTTCTTCTTGCTGACACTGACAGTTCTGTTTTATATCTTGCTGTATCGTTAGCAGACCACAAAGAACTAGAGTAAATAACACAAATAGCAGAAACATATCAAATAAACTTAACTCTGCTTTCCTCATAAACTCTCCTTTTGTTCTTGTGGTGGTTGTCTCTTTTCCTTTGATGCTTTTCTTTATTTTCCCCAAATCAACTAAGTCTTTTATCTTCATTTCTCCCCCCTCTTATCTTTTCAAATATAGCACTAATAACATTGGTCGTTACCGCATTGCCTAAACACTTATATCTCTGTGTATCTGATATAGCCCCGTCAACGCCTTCCGATGTCCACCCGTCAGGAAAGCCTTGTAGTCGTTCGCATTCCGTAGGGGTTAGCCGTCTTAGCTTTATACCCATTTCTTGTAATAATTCACAACACTTAGGCATAAAGTTTTTGCCTGTAGAGTGTGCTAGCTCTGTGCTACTCGTTGGGAATACCTTTTCATTTTGGCTATTGCCTTCTCCGATAGGAAATACTTCTGGTCTACTTGTTCCTCTAAGATGTCCGATAATGAACACTCGCTCTCGGTTTTGCGGCACTCCGAAATTCTTGCTGTTAAGCACTTGCCATTGGACATCATACCCCACTTCTGCCAACGCGGCGAGGATAACTCCGAATGTTTTCCCTTTGTCGTGAGATAATAGGCCTTTGACATTCTCAAGGACACAAAGGCGTGGCTGTTTTTCTTTAAGGCACCTTGCGATTTCAAAAAAGAGAGTACCCCTTGTATCAGCAAAGCCCTTTCGGTTTCCTGCAATGCTAAATGCTTGACAGGGAAAACCGCCCACCAATATTTCAAAGCCTTCAACACTTCCCCAATTGATTTTTGATACATCGCCATACTCCTTGTGGTTAAAATGTTTCTTATAGATTTGGGTTGCGTACTTGTCAACTTCGGAGAAACCAACACAAGTGAATCTGTTTGTATGCTCGTTATGGTGTTGGCTACATTGTCTTTGCGAATCTCTAGTCGTTTCTGTCGTTTTTTTCCTGTTGGCTGTCGGGGCCAAGTTCTCAAGGCTGCACTTCTGTATTCCATACTCAAAACCCCCTATTCCGCTGAACATACTAAAATATTTCATTTCTCCCCCCCCTCGCAGCTATTATTTCGGCTGCTGTTAAAGTCACCAGTTCATCTATAAATCCTACGGGTCTTGTGTGGAGCCACGTTTTGGCTAATGCTTTAAATATGGTTTGTTCTAACTCCGCCCTACTCAACCCCTCAGCTCTGGTGTTCCAGGCTTTCATTGAAATATCCTTTAACCACTCCATGCCGAACCTAATTGCTCCGTTTGTAAGGGTTACACGGCACTTTCCGCAGCTAATCTTAACTTGTCTTTTTTTAGTGTAGTCATTACCTATTTCTGTTAACTCTGCCTCACCCCCACAAAACGGGCATCTAGCTAGTTTATTCATACTTCTCCTTTTGGTGGCTTTGGTAACGGTTGCCAATAGTCAACATCATAGTCGTCTTCTGCCACGTAGTTATTTTTATCAGAAATATCGCCATAGCCCTCGTATTCACACCAATAATAACCATCATCTGTAAAGCTCACCATCATCGGCTCTAAAGAAAAATCACCACCGCTACCAAACGCCGCCATTACTGGCACGTCATATTCTGGCAACCTATCTTTGCAAGAAATCCATTCCTTGGCTAACTCCTGCTCGTGGTAGGCTTGCCATTGGTTATACGCTCTTAACTCTGGCTCGCTATCACATTCTTCACACATAGCATAGGACTTACATTCTTGACAAAATAATGGTTTCATCGGCTTATTTAACATAATACTCCTTGTTCTTTAACATAGCTCCCCCTTTTTTGACATATTAGTTATCCTTTCTAACAAGCAAAGTTTTTATTGTAGGTACTAACGACTTATACCCGTATTCATCTATAAATGTTTCTATCGTTCCAGACTTTTTTAAATTAGAAATGTATGCATGGATACAGCTGTCTATACCTGACGGGAGAGACATCAAATCCATTAATATTTCATTACGTATTTCTTCTGGAAAGTTTAATGATTTTTTTATGTTATCCGATTTGTCCCCTTTATGAATTTTATTATATAAGAAATCAGCTGGAACATCCGTCAATAATTCATCTTTTGTTCTTCCCAGCTGTAATAATGATACTTCGGGAAGTACTAATAGTTGTTGTATATCTTTATCTTTGGTTATTATTCGTTTCTCACCCTTTAAATAACGACATAAATAACTGATTGTATCATCACCTTCAATGCTTTCAATTTGAATAACCGTTAGAGATGTACAGTCTTGAATAAAATATAGTAATTTATTATACTCATTGTATACATCTTCCCAATCTATATCTGGGAAACTCTCCCTAAAACCCTCTCTAGTGGCTTTGTACTCGGGATAAATAGCCCTTCTCCAGGACTTACCCTTATCAGCAGCTAAGTAGATTCTATCTGGTAATACTTCTTTAACATGCTTTACAATTTGACGTAAAATAAAGTATGATAACGGAATACCCTTATTTTTACGTTGTACAAATACGCTAGACATCAACAGTATGTTGCAATCAATTATTAAACTTTTCATAAACTATTCTGTAACCTTATAATTCCATCTGCTATTATACTTATCTGGTGTTCAGAGTGAGCTATCTCAAAGAAGTTAAAATAGAACTCTAATTTATCAATAATCAACGCCATGCTCAACCCCTCCCCTAACTTCTTTTTCATTTTAGGCAAAGGCTTATTTGATTCAGAGCCCCTTGATTTCCCATATTTAGCACCCATTTCACAGTGGTCCATCCACCCGGGGTTTATTTCTTCTTCAATTAACACTTGAAGCTCGTTTAGTTTGTCTTGTATCTTTTGGTTCATACTCCCCTCTCTTTTGGAATTTTAATTATATATGGTTTTTGTTCTGGTCTTTTAACAATATCACCCTCTAAATTACATATAAGGATATTCTGTATTATCGAGAAGCTTAACAAACTTGGGTTTGAGTTCTTCCCAGGGTATGATTTGTTGAGCTGTTTTGCTCCATGTTCTAAACTTAATTTCTCTCATATATCCCCCTTAATTAACCCCTATCTAACCTACTTCTTAAGTACTGATATTACTTTTTTAACAATACTAATTACCTTACTGATGATAATAGAACCTACCAAAAATAAACTTATACCTAGTGTTATACCTAATGTAGTGACTACTGTGTTTAAAAATAACTGTAACATGCTTCCTCCTGTTTTATGTTTTTGTAATACTATAAATTAACGTACCTGATTTATCATAGAGTGTGATAGTACGTACGTCTTCACACTTAGATAATTCTTTTGCTTTTTTAATGGCTTCTTTTTTATTACTATACTGAAAAGTCTTTTTTTTGTAGAACCACGCAGTATCAATATAGTAAGATAAATCGTATAGGTTGTTACGCATAATTAGGTATCCTTCTATTACTATTACCCAGTTTTAAATGAGGTATAACTAAAAGACAAAGTAGAGTACAGACACTAGATACAATGACTGTAGTATTATAACCCCATTTATCAAATATACAACCTCCGAAGAAGTTTCCCCCGTGAGCAGAGAAGTTATTTACTGATGTGATTAACGCATAAGCTAGTGCTTCGTACCCCTTTGGTATCACATGAATAAAGAAAGATAGTATCGTCATAAAAGCAACTCCACTAAAAGCACCAAATAATACGTTATATAACAGTAGGTAGTACTTATTCGGAATATATAAATAAAACAAGTTTGTTGCAGCTGTAAACATGATTGTAAAGTATAACATCTTTTTTATATCAAACTTATTTGCCCATTTGTAATATATTATATACCCAACCACCCCAAGAACCGTACCCATAGCTCCTAAATATCCAAGAAACATCTTATCGACACCCAGACCCTCTCTCATTTTTATCAAGAGTGCCGTACCAAATCCAGGACAAAAGTTTAATAACATTATAAATACTAACCCGTATATAAACTTCTTATTTTTTAAGTTAGTGATAATATTAGCAATATTAACTCTTGGTTTTTTATTGACCTTTGTTTCCTTAAAATATCGTATCATATACGCTATAAGAACTAGGGGTATAAAAATCAGAATAGCATATGCTACTCTGTAGTTATACGTGTTATTAAATGCCTTAGCTATAGTTGCACCACCAACCGCTGATATCAATCCAGCTACTCCGAGAGCAGTCCACTGTACCGACTGTATTTTTCCAGCACAATCATACTTTTGTTCGTGTACAACCATGTGCTTATCCGTAGATACGTCAGCAGTAGCCATAAAAGTATTAATAAGTAGACCCGTTACTATTAAAGATACTATATTTAATCCAAATATAACTATGTATGTGTACGCTATAATTAATCCGACATAACTGAATACTAAATAATACTTGGTACTATACCCCTTTATAGGTATGTTATCTATAAAGTACGCAATGAATATCTTTAGGTACCAAGCTACAGCGACAACCCACCCAACAAGACCTATCATACTAGCCGATAGACCCCACTGTTCCCTAGTTAGATAGTAGACACATTGACTAGGCAACGTCATTATCCCCTGGTTAAAGTATTGAAAGGAGCAGAGTAATAAAAGAGCTAGCGGTATTTTATGTTTCATTTAAGAGTCTTCCATGCTTCTTGATACTTAATTTCACTTAGTGTATATAATAATTTAGCTTTAATATCGGGTATGCGTTTATATCTTCCTAAAAACGACCCCAGACCAAACCACGTTCCTCCTGCGTACCTGTAATATACGTCGTTTATACGTCCATAATATTGAAGGTGAACACGTTTATCATTAAAGCTAGAGGGTACGGCAAGCCAACTGCGATACATAGGCTTATAGATACTCCCTATTTTTATATCTTTAACCTTCATTTATTTTCCGTATTTTACAGAATTATAACTCTTTTCACTGAGGGTATATAGTAACCCCGCCTTACTTTTAGGTACGTAAGTGTACCCGTTTAAAAGGACGGTTATGGGTCGAATATGAGTCCCCTCATGGTAATGAGTTCCATTAAAGTAATAGTAAAATTTAAGTGTAGTCCTATCCCCGTTTATGGAAGTAGGTACGCAGATTCCTAATAATCCGTTACATTTATAAATCCCGCCTAGTACTACATCTTTATTATTCATTTATTTAATACTCCGTTGTCTACTGGTTTACGTACATATTTTAAATTAATTCCTAATTCCTCTAGCTCTTTTTTATTTAGGACCTCTATGTGTACGTCCCGATAAGTCTGTTTAAACGCATTAAATTTAAGTAGAGCTATAGGTCTCCAAAATCCCTTTATTTCAATAAACTTATTTAAATCAGGTAAGTAGAAGTCTGGAGTGTACGTACCGTCAACAATTTTATTATCTAACGTATAGGTAACCTGAAATGTTTTATATTCATACCTGTACTTTATTTTACTAGTTGTGCAGTACCGAGCATACGCTACTTCCCAGGAACTTCTCATCCACGTTCCTCTATATTTTCCTTTTCTACCATGTGATATTTTCCCAAACATAGGGTTTCCTTTTCCACACATAGCTCTACTGAGTTCTGGTCTCTTTTTATTAAAATTAGGATGGTTTTCTCCCTTCTTAGCACATGTACAACAACGTTTACCCCCACGAAGTCCCGTAGCACTATATATAGGAGCACCGCAGTCTATACAGACATATTTAGCAGTACTTCTACTATCTATATATCCAGGATTATTTTTACCTGTGTTTGCACACTTACAACATCTTTTAGCTAGATAACTAGATAATTCTTGTACACAGTCTACACAGTACTTCTTTTTTAAAGTGTTACCATGCTTAAAGTTAGGACCTAATTCACCTTTCCTTGCACAAGATTTACATCTCTTAGACCTTCTATGAATTATCTTACAGCAATCCATACAATGTGTTACTTTCATACTTTAAAATTCAACCCTCCAATAGAGTATAGCTCTATTCTCTAGGTCTTCATAACCCTTACCTATACCAATACCTACGGCACTGTTCTTTAACCATTGCAACTTGTAGCTCGTTCCAAGATATATCCCCTTTTGGGTTAAGAAGGTATCCATTCTGTACTTCCACATTTTTAACCAGCTAACACCAACACCTCCCTCAAATCCGTCTGTACCGACACCGACTACACCTATAGGCTCAAATAAAAATCCAATAGGTTTTAGTTTCTTAGCTAAATCTGGCATATCTTTTGCACGTATTACCTTAAGAACCCTTCCGTCTGCTGTTTGTATTTCAAGATGATTAGCATTGCGTGGTTTTACAAGGAAATGTCCGTTGATTTTAACTTTATAGGATTTTTCAAAATTAAAGTCAACTTTAACAACTTGATTAACTCGTCCTTGGTAGTATGCGAATCCATAAATTGATGCTATTATTGTACCGTATATAAGTAGCTTCCTAGCATCCAATATTTCCTTTATTGATTTAGCCCACTCAGCACCACTACTTATATTAAATATCTTTTTAAACTTTGTCCATGAAAAAGGTTCATCCGTCTTTTTTCCTGTAACTTTAACCTTGACAGTTGACTTAGCTGTTTTCATAATAAATGATTTTAATACTTTAAATAGGTAGACAGCTACTATGAATGATAACAAAAGTCCCGCTCCCTTAAGTAGTCCTACTAGTGTCACCCCCGTTGTCCGTCTGATTGTTTCAGTGTGGTTATAAACATCATTTACTGTACCAACTGACTTACCGAGCGTAGCACACCCACATAAGAATAGTAATCCGATATACTTTATAATTTGTTTCATAATAAGTTCTCCTTTAGCCATACCACAGCCCTTGCGTCTGCCTCGGTTATCTTTGAAAATAGATACTTCCCATTTTTATATACTGCGTATTCTGTGCCTGTCCAAACTGGTAAAATCTTATAGAAAGATAAAATCTCCTGGCTTGGGTCTTTTAAAGCTTCTCCTAGCTCGGCTACTGTTGGGGCTACAAAGCTTCCGTTAGCTTCATCTCTTTCATTAGCTAAAAAAGCATTGTCTTTATTCTGAAAATCATTAGAGCTATATTTGTTCCACCACCACAAACCCTCTTGCTTATAGCCCGCTTCCTTCAACTCTTGAGATAACTTTAAGCATACTACTTGTTGTTCTACCTTCATTTTATCATCCTTCTTTGTCGGCTGGCACATCTGAGCTACTACTTTCCTAGCCTCGTCCTTAGTAAACTGTGCATCTTTAGCTTTCGCTCTGATTCTTCTATTTTAATTATGATATTACGCTCTACCCGTACTTATCCGTTCTCTTTGCTTCTTAGCACCGACACCAACGCCTAACTTCTTATCTAACCTAGCTATCCGTTCTTTATCTGTTAACTGGGCATATTCAAGATGTCTTTTTTCTGCCTCTTGTATTCTAACCTGTTTCATTTTCATGGTATCTCCCTTATTATCTTTTACACTTACAAGTGATAATACTACTTTCTATATTATCAGTTAACAAATTCTGTACATTTTAGTAAATCACTTGCTAGGATGATATACATCTTGTAGATTACGAACCTTTTAATACAGTCTATCCTCTAAGCCTTTCGGCTGTACACTATTTGCTTATCTGTTTTTAGGTCTATAC